TTTTTGGTTTCCATTTTGGTTTCCTTTTTGGTTTCCATTTTGGTTTCCTTTTTGGTTTCCATTTTTGGTTTAATATTCAATACAATATTAAAAATAATATTAAAAATAATATTCAATTTTAATATAAATGAGTCATGGTACACCTTATAAAAAATCAACTGCTAAAATGCGATGGAAATGGAAAAAAAAGAGGGTGCGTCGGTTACAAAGAAGAAGAAGAAAAATGAGAGCGCGCGCAAAATAATTTTCATAATAATATTAGGATATATCACATGAATGTAGAATATATAAAAAATTCTTTTAATAATTCTTTTAATAATTCTATTAAAAAAGTTGGTGACTTTTTAGATAAAGATGAAATAAAATTTAATTTTAAAAAAAAAATATCTTTCGAAGAGCGATGTAAACAATCCAAAGCAATTATTGAAAAATACCCAAATAGACTACCAGTCATATGCAATGTTTCCAATAAATTGCCTGATTTAGATAGACATAAATATTTAATACCAACCGATATCAAAAGTTCTACGTTTTTTTATATTATAAGAAAACGTTTGAATATAAACGAAAAAAAATCAATGTATTTTTTTGTTAATAGTAAAGCTTTAATTGGAAATGTTTTTATGGAGGAAGTATACCGTAAATACAAAGATGCTGATGGGTTTTTATATATTTATGTCTGTGCGGAAAATACCTTTGGATAAATTATTTTCTATATAATTAATATAAATGATTTCAAATATAATAAACATACAAAAAATACGAAAATCCTATGGTACTGCTGGTCCTACATCTGATAATTCAAGTCGCGTAGCATTATTAAAAAAAGTACAAGTCAAAACCAGGGCTGGTAAAAGAGCACAATTATGGGGGTTAAATAATATAAAAGGTAACATAAGTGGGACGGGTGGTGATGCGGGACAAAAAATATATTTCAGCGCCGTATTTCCAAGATTTTCGTTTTAATTTAATATCTAAATAAATATTATAATGTTTCAAAAGTTATTAGTAGAATTTTTAGGAACTATTTTCTTTTTATATGTAATTATAGCTATAGGGAATCCTTTAGCAATCGGTTTGGCTTTAGCCATAGCTATAATGGTAGGTGGTAAAATATCAGGCGGTCATTTTAACCCAGCTGTAAGTATTATGATGGTGGCTGCGAAAAAAATGCGAATGAACGACGCTGCACCTTATATTTTAGCCCAAGTCGCTGGAGGTTTAGTAGCATTGGAACTTCACAAACGTGTATAAAATATTTTTAAATTAATTTTTTTTAATTTTTTTTAATTTTTATTAATTTTTAATATATAATTTATTATTTTTAATAAATTAAATATATATACATAATGGCAAAAAGAACAAAAAAAAAAGTTTTAAAAAGACGCAAAATAAACAAAAGTAAAAAAGTAAAAACAAAAAAGAAAAAAAAGAAAAGAATGAAAGGTGGTGGATGGACTGATAATGTATTGAATGTATTTAAATGGAAAACAAAAGAAGATGTGTATAAAGTTGAAAATACTGAAACGGTAAAGGAAGTGAATAAAGACACGAATAATGACACGAATAATGAAAATTGCCCAAAAAAAATCGGGGTATTAGAACAAATTAGTGGATTTGGTGAAGACCTAAAAAAATCATCATTAAAATCATTAGCCAATGCTAATAATAAAATAAAAAAAACAGCCAAACAACAGGTTTCAAGAACATTTAATAATCTTATGGATGCAATGGTGGATAAAAGTGAAAGGGATAACGTTTGTCCTTGTTGTAAAAGACCATATACCGATAAAGAAACAATACCGGTGAAACAAGCGAAAGTTGATGAAAAGGCGGGTGTAAATGCCGGTGAAAAAGCCGGTGTAAATGCCGGTGTAAATGCAGGTGAAAAAGCCGGTGAAAAAGCCGGTGAAAAAGCCGGTGTAAATGCAGGTGAAAAAGCCGGTGTAAATGCAGGTGTAAATGCAGGTGTAAATGCTGGTGACAAAGCCGGTGTAAATGCATTAGATACATCGGGTTATGATGTGGAAAATGCAAATGTGGGTAATTTATAAAATTAAAGATGCTGCTAATGATGCATTATAATGGATTAAAAATAATATTTTAAAATAATTTAATAAAATATTATATGATTAAGTTGTTTATTATTTCAATATTAATAATAAATTCGATATTTTGGGGTTTTTACCCTGTTAGTGAGATTTCACCACATCAAAAAATTATTAATTATTTAGGATTAGATTTTGAAACAAATATATACATTCATGTTCTTTTAGGTGTATTGTTTTATCTGTCTTCAATTATTCTATCACATACAATTTATTAATTCTACAATTTATTAATTCTACAATTTATTAAAGTTCTTTTCTCAAAACTTTAAAAAGTAAATAAGTTAATAATAAACCAAATGAAAAATTGTATATTTTGGCGATTGGTTTATTTTTTACATTAATAATTGATTTTTTAACTTCAGATTTTTTCATTTTAAATAAATTAGTAAAACCATCAGTGGGGACTTCGGGGATTTCCACCCAAGTACAACTGACCTGCTTGAAAATATTCGATTGATCCACAGGGTGTTTATAATTACCACCAGGCATGACCATACTTGGTATTGGAACCCCATTTATAGAAGCGGGACCTAGCTTCCCAGGTTTAAATGTACATGAGTTTAAATCTTTTAAGTCATCAATTGAAACCCAAGCTTCTTCATAAGCAATGTCATGTTTCGTTGCGTCAGGGTTTTTATTATTAAATTTAATTGTTTGAAATTTTAATTTATAACATTTTGGTATGGCATCTGCGGTCATTGCAGTAAATATTTTAGTTGGATTCATCTTAAAAATATTATCCATTAAACCTGGAATAAACCCTTTCATTGCTGACAGATTACCCATATCAGGTATATTTCCAGTCGGTATATGGTCTATCAATACATGGCGGTCAACTGTAATAGGTTTTCCGTCTGCTAAAGGTTCAAATTTGTCGTCAATATAATTTCCATCTCGGCCCACTGGGTTGCAATCCCCCATTGTTTTTATAAAAATTCTATCACCAATAGGCTGCTTCTCTCCTAAATTATCTTGTTCGTTATCTATTTTTTTATTTGCTCGCCCGCTTCCAAAGGTTAATAATTTACCGTAATTAATTAAACCATTAAGATTTCTACCTATTGAATCGATGTCTCCACCAACTGACATTTCCATTTCTTCAGGCATTGAAATATTTTGATGATATGGGTAATTTGGACCAATATATTCATCCATTATTTTATATATTAATAATATAATAAATATTAATAATAAAAAAACATAATATATTAAGAAATATGGCTATGAATTTAAAAATTAATAATCATTTAGAATATGAAAAATCTTTAAAATTAAATAAAATTTTTAAAGAAGATATGCAAAAAATTATATCTGATATATCCGTTGAAGATAATGTTGAAAATAAGGTCGAACATGGCATTGAAAATGATATTGACATTTGTAGAATTTGTTTTTGCGAAAACGACGATGAAGATAATAGTTTAATATCACCGTGTTTATGCAAAGGAACACAAAAATATATTCACGTTAATTGTTTAAATGAATGGCGTAATGTTAATATAAATAATCCAGAAAAGAGGGATAACTGTGAAATTTGCAAATTTAATTTCATAATACATCGTGGTCTAGACCTATCATACTATAAAGTAAAAAATTGGTTTTATTTGATAGTTTATAGGTATATGTTTATCACTTGGTTAAGTTTTGCATATGGTGCAATTGATTATTCCTATGATTTCTTTACAATAAAGGTATTAAATTTTAATGTATTTGAAAAATGCCAAATATTAAAATTTTTTAAAAATATGAAAAAAAGTTTGGATAATGGTGACAATTTTATAAATATTATTTTATATTTTTTATTTATATTTTCATTTTTACATTTTATAGTATATTTATTTTTAGTATTAAAAATATTATTTAAAAGAAAAAATATACAAAATACAGAATATAATATAAAAGTCTATAAACCAACGTTAATATTAAAAATTCAACAATCGTCATTTTTATTTTTTTATTATTTTGGATTAATGATAGATGATTTTAATTTTTTTATATGTATATTACCCTTAATTTTTCTTATGAATATGATTTATTATGATATATATATTAAAAAAACAAATATAATTCTTGATAATTTAATAAGTGAAGAAACTATTTTATCATTTGAAGAAAACCCATTATTGGATATTCAAATTGTTGAATAATTATGCTTTTTTATAAATCATTCCTAAACGCGGGTGTTTAGTACCTTTATATGTATTACCATTGTATACAAATGATGGTTCACCGGCTTTTTTAGCGGCGAGCATCATTTGAAAATATTTATTGATTTTTCTTTTCTTCTTCGTTTTCCCTTGTGTACTTTTCCCTTTTGTACTTTTTTTTGTTTTAGCTGATGTACCTTTTGTTTCCAATGTTACAGTATCGTCTTTCATTAAAGAAGCAATGTCCTTTTCAAGTTTGGCAACACGTTTTTCTAAATCGCTTATTTTTGTCATTATATATATACAATACGATAAAAAAAATATGATATTAAAATATGGATGTATATATAATGAAAATATATGCGATTTTGGGTTATAAATTACATAATAATATTCATCCAATATTAAAAAAAAGATTGGATAAATTTATTAAATTATATAAAAATGGTGATAAAGTAATACTTTGTGGTGGGAATTCGGAATCAAACGTGATGTCAAATTATATCCAAACCAAAATAAAAATTTTAAAAAAAAATATAATTCTTGAAAAAAAATCAACTGATACAATAGAAAATATAAAATTCTTATTAAAAATTTTAAAAAAAAAAAAATTTAAAAAAGTTTATTTAATAACTTCTTCTTGGCATATGAAAAGAGTTAAATATATTGTGAAACTTTATAATAAAAAAAAAATATTTATATTTCAAAGTTCACGTATTTTAAACCCACCAAATAAAGATGAACAAATCTTAATAAAAGAAGAAAAAAATAAATTAAAAATAATTTCCATAAAAACAACATAATGGATAAAAAAATTATAAATAAAATAATTACTAATTGCTTCTCTGTCATTTTTATTACCAATATGTAAAGTTTTATTATATCCATCTAAAATAAATTTTTCTATTTTAAATTTGTCTGGTGGAAACAATATTTCACATAAGGTTGGTGTCATTGAAATATCATAAAATTCACCTCTACCAACGGTAATATCATATTTTTCCAATACTTCGTTTTTTAAAAAAAACCCACCATCGAATGCTATTTTTCTATCGAACTTATTCTGATATTTACAGTAAAATGGTACATGTAAACTGGCATGTATACATTTTTTAAGATGTTCATTGTTTTCCCATTTCTTGTAAATATCATGGTCATTGAATAACCTTGAAATACCAACTTCAAGATTATTTTTTTCAGCTATTTTATATGCATTTTTGTCAATAATAATTTTGTTTAATAAAAGTTCGTGATATTCGCTATTTTTCAAAAAATTAAATACACCGTCATTTACTGCATTTGAAGAAAATTCATAAAATATGTCTTTTATTTCTTCAGATGTATAACCTAATGTTAACCCTAAAGCAAAATAAGCACCTATTGAATCGCCACCAAATCTAAATTTTTTGTTTAACTCTTTGCCATATTTTTCTTCCAATGCTTTTATAACACCTATAAAAAAAGCGCAGGACCAAGCACCACCTCCAAAATATATTGATTTCATATATTAAAATATTTAAATACTATTTAAATAATATTTAAATAATATTTAAAAATAATATTTTAAAATAATATTTTAAAATAATATTTTATAAATTATATATGACATGTTTTTGGGATGGTATAATGAAATCTTTAAATAAAAACGATTTTGATTTGATAAATGAAACAAAAAATAATAATATTGAATTCATAAAGATGTTAAAAAGAAGAAAAACAAAAATGATAAATGTTTTATGGGAAAATCAAAAATTATCTGAAAATGAAATGAAAGAACATATATTGGCAATCGAAGAATATGATTTACATGGGATTCCGGGTGGACATTTAACATCAAGTTGCGATTCCTTTTTACTGCTTATTTGCGAATTGTTTTTAGTAAATATAGAACATATGTACATGATAAATACAATTAAATATACCAATACAAAAGAAGTAAGGAAAACAATATTTTATAGTTCAAACAATAAACATTTTGTTTTCCAGGGTAAAAAATAAATTGAAAAATAAATTTAAAAGGAATATTTTTATAGATATAAAAAAAAATGGATGTTATGAAATATAGAAAATTATATTTGCAGCATAATTGGTCTGTAAATACTTTTATTATGGTAAGAAAAAAGTTACCATGGTGGAATTTTCGCGAAAATATGTCAAAAAACCATGGAGATGTTTTATCTGGTAAATGTTTTTGGATAAATAATAAAGAGCTTTGTATGGGTTATGAAATGATAACGAATGAAACAATTTTTAGACCAATATTTTCACACAAACGTCAAAGATTATTGGATAAGGTGCATTTAAATATAATTAACCCTATAAAATTTTGGAATAAAATAAAATCAAGGTTTTTCACAACTCTTTCTGAAAAAAAAAACATACCACTCGAATGCATCATGCATATAATACCATATATCTATTAATATTACTTGAATTTGATGTGATTTTTAAATTGATATTTTTTTTATAAGTTGATGTTATTTTTAAAAAAATGGTACCTTATGAATATGAAAAGTATAAAACAACTAAAGAAAATCTAACAAAAACACTAGAAGAATATGGAGTAGCTATAATTCCTTCTGTTTTAAACGACAATGAATGTGACAATATTGTTTCAGGTACATGGGATTTTTTTGAGCATATCACCCAGAATTGGGAAACACCCATGATGAGAAACAAAGTAGAAACCTGGAAAGAAATTTATGAATTGTTCCCAATGCATTCGATGTTATTTCAACATTGGAAAATTGGTCAATCGCAAGTTTGTTGGGATGTTCGACAAAATCCAAAAATAGTTGATATTTATGCACATTTATGGAAATGCAAAAATGAAGAACTTCTGGTATCATTTGATGGTTTGAGTTTTAATATGCCGCCTGAAAATACAAACCGTGGATGGTTTAGAAAAACCTGGATGCATTCTGACCAAAATTTTAAAAGAAATGGGTTTGAATGTATGCAAAGTTGGGTTACTGGGTTAGATGTTGAAGAACACGACGCAACTCTTTCAATTTTAGAAGGAAGTCAAAAATATCATAAAGAATTTCAAGATAAATTCAAAATAAATCAGAGTGGTGATTGGTATAAATTAAAAGAAGAAGAAGAAGAATTTTATATCAATAAAGGTTGTGTACGGAAAAATATCATGTGTCCGAAGGGTAGTTTGGTGTGTTGGGATAGCAGAACTATTCATTGTGGTGTTGAAGCAAGGAAACCTTTGAACACTGGTAGGTCAAACCCTAAATTCAGGTCGATAGTTTATACTTGCTATAAACCAAGGCTTTTTGCAAATGAAAAGGCTATATTAAAAAAACAAAAAGCTTTTAATGAAATGAGAATGACATCGCATTGGCCTTGTAAAGTAAAGTTATTTCCAAAAACCCCGCGGACTTGGGGTAAAAATTTACCGGAAATAAATGAAATAAAAGCACCTGTTTTAACTGAATTGGGGCAAAAGTTAGCGGGTTTCTAATGTTATTTAATGGAAATGTTATTTAATGGAAATGTTATTTAATGGAAATGTTATTTAATAAACTGTATTAAATAAAGTGTGATATATGAAACTATAAATGAAATTAGTATATTTCAATTTACATGGACTAGCAGAGACATCAAGATTAATTTTAGCTGCAGCAGGTGTAGAATATGAGGATTTTAGATATCCTTTCGAGGTTATTGATATGCCAACCTATAATTTTGTTAAAGCTGATTTTGATAAAGATAAAAACAATGGGTTTTTAAAAAAATCGATGGGAAAGGTGCCTTTTTTATTAGTAAATGGTAAGACAATTAGTCAATCTAAAGCAATTGAAAGATATTTGGCTACGAAATTTGATATGATGGGCGTCGATGAAGAACGTGGTTTAATTGATAGTTATTGTGAATATATACGTGACTTTAAAGCTGTTTATCAAAAAAGTAAAAGCGATAAAAAGGAGGAATGGTTTTCAAAGACATTACCTTCAAAATTATTGGAATTTGAAAATCTTCTAAATGAAAATAATTATGATATCGAGCAAGATTTGAATTTGGCAGAAATTACAATATATTCATTTTTATGCGAATATTTTGATAATAAAACCGATGTATTAAATGCATATAAAGATTGTAAATTATTGACAACAATCGTCAAAAAGGTTGGTGAAAATAAAAGAATTAAGAGTTGGATTAACAAGAGACCAAAAACGGATTTTTAACCTTTTTTTATACCAGTGGCTTCTGCTTTCTTATCTGCTTTTTTTAGTGTGTCTTCAACTTTTGTCTTTTCATCAGCCATCAACTTATTTGAGGTTGTCATTTCTTTCTTTATACTCTGCATTTCAGCGATTAAATTTTGTTGTTTTGTTTTAATAGTATTTACATCGGATTGTTGGTTGTAAATCATATTTTTTTCCTTGTCGGTGATGGATACACCTTCAATTAAAGGTATAAAATTGTGTATTAATAATAATAAGAAAAACAATATTAAAATGCATAATATAATTTTTTCGTATTCTTTTTTCATATAAATATTATTGATATTTTTTATTGAATAATATTTATTCATTTTCGAAACTGGTTGCCATTGGTTTACCGTCTTCACCATTATTTTTCACAACTTCGGCTTGTCCTTTGCATAATTTTTTATCTAGTTTACAAGTATCTATCTCTTCGCAACTGGCCGGACTTTTTTTACAATGATCATTGTCACCTGAAGTTTTTTTACCATCAACAAAATCATATAATTTATCCATGGCGTCATCCCGTGTTTTTTTTGTTTTTTTCCATTTAACGTGTGTATCTTTTAATTCGTTGAATGTTTTTTCAATGCTTGCTATTGGTTTTCTTATAATTGGTATTAATTTTTCTGTATTCCTCAACGCCATTTTCAAAAAAGTAGGGTCATTAGTTTTATCATTGTATTTTCCTACTTGACATTCATAAAGTGTTTTTTGGGTACCAGATAAAGACTTTATTTCGTCTGGTGATTTCTTTTTAAAGTTAGTTCCTAAATTGCATTCCATGCCTTCTATCTTATTATAATTATTAATTAATAACCATAAAAATAGAAAAATTAAACAAAAATAAATCACAATCTCCATTAATATAATATTAGTTTATTTTTTCTTTTTTAATAATATATGTATTGGTCAAGAAAATTCAAATTATCGGATTGTAGGGAATGCAACTATATAGGAATACGTAGGAACGATAAAAGACATGCTGAATTATATGTATGTGATAAAAACAATAAGTTACGTAAGAGAGGTTCACGTGTTTTGACCAGAAAGGAAGATGTTTTAGCAAATAAATTATTAAATTTACAAAACGAGGTTAATTGCGATACAAATTGCATAAAACCAAGTAGAAGTTTGCAACATTTATATCGTTCAAATGCACAACCAAATAAAAACGAAAGAAAATATAGTTATTCGTATAACGATTTTTTAAGAGTGAAAAGATATAGTAAAAATTTACCAACTAGTAGTAAATGGAAAGCAAATGAGGGTAGTTCTACGTCGACGGGTTTCGGTGGTAATTGTAATAAAGACAGTTGTAAAATACCAACTGTTATTTGGAAACCAAATAATAAACAATTTAGTGTACAAGGTGCTGTACCAAGTAGTTCGAGATTGGATAAATTGAAATTAGATACCATTCGAGCAGAGAAATCTTCGAAAACATGTGGTTCAGGTAATGAATTTAAATGTTTTGGTTTATATTATGCTGGAAAGCCTAGAAATGAAGGCTTTATATTTAATAAAAATCATAAAGAAATTAATTGTCCTCAAACTAACGCTGTTGGTCGCGTAAGGGGTAATACATCGCAGAAAACTATAAACTGTTAAATTTTGTTATATCTAAATTTTTTATATCTAATTTTAGATATAAAAAATAATAATAAATTATATGACAACATTTACATTAAACTTATTTAATAATAATTTTTCTAATAAAAAAGAACATGTTAGAATAAATTCAAAAAAAACGAAACACCAGGGTAGAACAAATGATTGTGAAACACCATATAGAAATCCATATAATCATTGGCGAAAAACGTCGACATGTCCAACTGACAATCCATGTACAACAAACGAAAAAATTATGGTAGATAACGTTGCTCTGAATTTTGATAAAGATACCTGTTATAATCCGTATATCAGAAATATTTTAAATAAAGACGGTATTAGAACAAACAAATTTATTTTTAGTAAAAAACTTTTAAATGAAAAAAGAAATTTGACATATGCGCAAAATACGGAAAGTGCTATAAGAAAAACAACCGATATTTCTAATAATTATATTACCGCTGAACTTGCGAATTCGGTTGTATGTCATAATGTCGTCAAATTTAGTAATAGGAAATTTAATGCAAATGGGGCAGTTTCCGGTAGAAATCGTATAGCTAGGTTAAAATACAATACTGAATTGCAAGCTTCTTATGGTAATGCGGTGAATGGAACATTAATATCACGACAAGGTGTCGGTCATTATGCGAGACCACCGTATAGAAATAATAAAAACGTTGATAATAACCCTGATTGTTCTGAAAGAAGAACGTCGCAAAGAAGTGGTATATGGGGATTAGGAAGGTTAAGGTGTGGTAATCTTACTAGTAGGGGAGCTAAAAATAGGGCTGCTTTTGATTTTGCTAAAAAAGATATACAAATAATGACTTCCCAAAATTATAACAATGTTATTAGCACTAACCAAAGTAACACTAACCAAAGCAACACTAACCAAATCAACACTAACCAAAGCAGTACTAACCAAAGTAGCACTAACCAAAGCAGTACTAACCAAAGTAGCACTAACCAAAGCAGTACTAACCAAAGTAGCACTAACCAAAGTAGCACTAACCAAAGCAGTACTAACCAAAGCAGTACTAACCAAAGTAGTACTAACCAAAGCAGTACTAACCAAAGTAGCACTAACCAAAGTAGCACTAACCAAAGTAGCACTAACCAAAGTAGCACTAACCAAAGTAGCACTAACCAAAGTAGTACTAACCAAAGCAGTACTAACCAAAGTAGCACCAACCAAAGTAGTACTAACCAAAGCAGTACTAACCAAAGTAGCACCAACCAAAGCAGTACTAACCAAAGCAGTACTAACCAAAGTAGTACTAACCAAAGTAGTACTAACCAAAGTAGTACTAACCAAAGCAGTACTAACCAAAGCAGTACTAACCAAAGCAGTACTAACCAAAGCAGTAGTGGTAGCAGTGGTAACACATATGGTGGATATTAGATGTATTATTTATATTTTTATACTCTTTTTTTAAAACATTGTGGTATAGTTTCTTTCATTATTCTATCAATTCTTTTATAATTTATATATTTCAAATCATATTTCCTTGGATTTTTCTTTTTCCGGTCATTTACTAAAAAAACATCTCCATTGTCATCTTCCCATTTAGTGTTCTTTAAAAAATGTTTTGCAAATTTTATCCCATATTCTAAACTTCCAGACAGAACAACATCTAAATAACGTTGTGATATGGGGCATTTTTTATTGGGTGGTTTAGATTTATTATCAACGTACATGAAAATATTGAAATTGTAATTTGGTAAATTTTGCCAAGATATACTTTTTATTAATTTTCTTTTTGCTTTTGTATTTATTTTGATTTTTACGCGTTTGTACCCTTTCTCGCGTTTATCGAAATTTTCTATACATTTAAAAATTGGACATATAACGCCTCCAATATTTGTTGGTTTTTTTGATTTTTTTAAAGCCAAATAACTTTTATCACCAAATTTACTTTTCTTACATACCCATACACGTCTATACCCGGTTTTCTTTGATATTTCGACCGGTATTGGGTCACCTATATAGCCTTTTCCTGTATAAATTCTTGACTCTGATGAAATTAAACTTCCGTATCCAAATATAAAGTTTTTTGGTTTATATTCGAAACATTTCATTTGTTTTTTGGTTTTATTTATTTTTTTTTGTTTATTTTTTTTTGTGTTATTTGTTCTTTTAGGTTGCTTCATACTTATTAGAGAGAAATATTAAAATAAATATTAAAATAAATATTAAAATAAATTGAAATAAATAATAAAATGAAATACTATATAATAAAATGGTTTATTTAAATAAAATAATTCTGTGCTTTACGAAGGATAATGTTGTTGGTTACCAATATAAAGATATTGTTATTTGTGAAAACGGGTTTAAATTTAAAACATTGCAACATTTTTATAATGCGTATATTAGACGCGAAGAATATTTGAATGATAATATTAAAAATTGATTTATCTAGTTTGAAATTAAATGGTTGGATAATTCTCTCTAAATATGAAACCACTTTTACAATTCATTTGTAAAAAACAACAGAAGAAATATTCTACAATAAAAAAACAGTCGTCCCTTCTAGAATTGGATGCCGGTTATCCAAATACAGAAGCACATATAAGAATACATTTTACAAGTAAAATGTTTAAAAATAATGATAAAATATCATATACATCAACAACTATTGAATTACATAATATATTAATTAACAATATTGGTTTGGATGAATGTTTTGCTAGTTATTATGAAAACGACATTTATTATTTGATACCATTAATCGATAAAATAATAGACGACATTTCAAAAAACAAAGCAATCTTTTTAAACGTTATACTTTGTGGCTATGGGTATAATCCAACGGCTGGTGAGAACTTCTATAAACACGCTATTTCAATAATATTCCAACCTTATAAAGGCCATTATAAAGGTTTCATAATTAATTCTCATGGACACGATACAAATCACGAAGTTGAAGAGATATTATCAAGTACTAGAATTAAAACTACAATATATAAAGAAGGTGTTGACGTTGCTTTAATGAAGAAAATCGTGGAATATATTAATACATTTACATGTAAACAAATTGTTGAATACAAAGGTGATTCGTCAGATACTTATTTGGGTGCAAATCTTCAAAGTAGCGATTGGAGAGGTTTCTGTTATATGTATCCATTTGTAATATTTTACTATTATGGATTTTATTATAGTGAAAAAAGACATTTGGGTGATATCCTTGAAATAGAATCGAGTCATAAATTACTAAAAAATGGTAATATGACGCAATTTGTTCATGGGATATTTGCTGAATTCAATGAAAGATTTAAAGAAAAAATCATTGAAATAAAAAATAGTAATGATGAAAAGTATTTGGATAGTTTGGATGAAATAATTATAAGTCAAGATTATAGGTTTATAAAAGATATTATATCACCCTATTTATCTTTCTTGAAACAAAAATGTTTTTAAAGCAAAAATGTTTTATTTTTTTAAAAATATATTTTTAGGTGAAATAATTTCTTTAAATTTATTAGTTTGTATATCATTATTGTCACACCACTTTATACACCGTTGTATATTGTTACTTTTAAATTTGGATATTTTTTCATTATATTTATCTTTATTTTTAATCATTTTAATTGTGAATAGGATATTTTCGATTTGTCTTTGTCCAAGGATTATATTAATTTCTTCAATATTATTCATAAAATACAAATTTTGTTCTATGTCTAAAATGGAAGATATATTATATTTTTTAAAATCAATACTTTTCAATATTTTTAATATACTCCAAAATTTCATCTTAATTTCTTTGGTTGGTAGTTTAATAAAATCCAAACATACAATATATTTTTCAGAATTAGCATATCTACTAGTATATGGTTTTACAACATAAATTTTTCTGTAAAAAAGAGACAATAAATAAATTGCATCAACTGAACATTTATTGAAAATATCAAACATTTTCAAAACAAACGTCCCACCTATTTTTTGCATTGATAATGCGTAAAATATTTGAGTAATAATTAAACGAGCCGCAAGATTTTCCTGGTCATTGTAATCATCCGAAAAATCTATACCACCATCACCTGTTATGATATCCAATGAATTGCCATATTTTTGACTACAATATTTAAAGTTTTCTTCATTGAATAAATTACCTGTGTTGTCTTTTCCACCTTCTAAAATAATATTTGGAAATTTTTCTAAAAATTGCTTACTTTTTTTCCAACCGGGTATGCTGCTATTTTTATCAATTAATGTCATACCATAATAATTATCACGTTTTTCATTTCTTAAAAATAGCGTAGCTTCAATAAATCCACCTGGCCCTTCAGCCAAATGAAATGTATTAATTGGTCTATCATAATCTAAAATATTGAATAAATTATAAATTTCTAGTAATTTAAAAAATGCACGAGAAATTGGTTTATATTTGCTTACAGAAAGCTGGTGATTGGGTACATTTGTTTGTATAAATTCATACGGATTGGTATAAATCTTCATTGTATCCCATAAGTTTGAAACATCATCTATCTTTTTCTTTGTTTCTATTAAATATTTTGATAGACTAAAACTACAAATTTGAGATGACGTTTGTTTCAAATTTAATTTGAGTTTTAGGTTTTTATCGGATATATTTCTATTTGTATTTATAGGTATTCTAAAATAAGTCATATAAGGGTAATATAATACTTGTAGCATTTTTAAACTATTTTATATTTATACTTTTTTTAAAAAATTTAAAAAAAAGTATAAATATAAAATGGAAGGAACTATTATTGCATTTGGTAGAAGAGCGGCTACTATACAAACAAATGACCAACAATTTTATGCCCCGTACCAACAATTAAGCATTTTTGTAATCAATGACCTTTTAAAAGGAGGCGTGCCACTAACAGTATTATTTGATATAGATAAAACACGTTTTGCGGGACATACACATGCAATACCTCGTTATTATGCTATAAATGTTGAATTAAAAAATATTATATTTTTATAATTTTTATAAATTTAATTTTTAATAGGAAGTGTGAAATTCTTTTTGAATTTTTTTATAAATACTTTTTGAATTCTTTCCGACATAATTTTTTTAATCATTTCTCGACTTTTCATTTCAAGATTAATATTTTCAACTTTCATTGTTTTCGACACTTCCACATTAAATACATTTGGAACATTGACATCTCTTATTTTCTTAAATACAAAATAATTATTCAAGAAACTAATATCCTTTTCAGATTCAGTCATATTATTTGCCATACCAAATCCAGTAGAATTTTGATTCATTAATTTAAACAGTTCTGAAAAACTACCAATAGACGATGGTAGTCCAATTTTATTTGCTTCTTCAACACTTAACAAAACAAAACCATAATTAATCATCAATGTTGTAAAATAATCAAAATTAACTAAATATTCGACAAAACTTTTATTAATTGTTTCCTGGTAAACATCTATTTTATACCCCAGACTGGTTTCATCCGGATTAAATTCTTCTTCGTCATACATTTTTGTAATAGACCATATTTTTTTTTTATCATTAATGTGGAAAATTGTATCTCCCTTTTCTTTCCCTTGTAATCTTTTAAAAATACGTTGTCCGTCGTAACACGTACCTACAGAATAACCACCAAGTTTACAATTTTCCGAACAATTTCGAACAAATTCATTAATAGATTGGTTGTCTTTAAAGAAATAATGTATTGAAAATTGGTTTGAAACAATATCAAACCCCTCTTTCGCTTTGCCCCAATTTTTATAAACACCAAGACCTAATTTATTTTTATCTTTTATACCAACACCCATTATTGCATTAATAATCATTTTACTTTTGGGGTCGAAAGCCGCTTTGGTATTTCTAATATTCATACTTGAATTACCATTTATAAATAACGCATTGAATATATTTGGTCGTTTCCTTTTAATTTTAATATAACGCACACACGCACCATCCATTCTATTTTCAATATTATCCTTTGCATAATCAATCCCGAAAACAAAACTTAATTTAGAATCTATCCATTTTTGAATATCACCGGCTTTCCCGACACTCATGTCCAATAATGTACCACCGCTATTTGCGACACTTGTGATAATTTTTCTTTTAACGAAACGATTATGAAAATCCCTTAAGCCTTGGGTATGTGTTTCTTTTGATTTTCGGTTGTAATAAACATTAGTATCGTAATTTGCAGTTTCAATATTTTCACCAGATGTAATAATTTCTTCCGTAATTGGGAAATTAATTGAACGCCAAACACTTTGTGCCACGTGATATGCGTTTCCAAAATTACGACCATTTCTTCTAAAATCGGCAGTTTTATCGTATCTTACTCGAATTGGTTTCCATTGCCAATGTTCTCCAGCTTCTTTATCAAATCTAAATTCAACAATCATTTTATCTTTAATTTCTTGCATACCGTTTTCTATTAACATTTTCATTTGTTGATTCTTTCTTTTCAGTTTTATATTACATAAATGGATAGGATAGGACGGTGTTGGTTCGGTTGGGTAAAATGGCACTGGTTTGTAGCTATTTTTCTCGTGTTTTTTTGCAAAAATATTATCATCTATAACATCGTTCATTGGGTTTAAAAATCCATGTTTCTTTTCATCAAACCCAACACGCAATTCCATCGTTTTAAATGAAGAAATTTGTTCGGAATTGGTGGATGTACCGTCATTGAAAATATTCCCAATAAATTCCTTACCATCTGTGTTTTTCTTCGTAGTTACAAGGAAATCGATTGTATTGAACTCTGGTGGTTTCCATTTAAAACTTAAATTCCACGTCTTATTATTTTCAAGAATACCGTTTTTAGTTGAACCGACGCTTTTATTAATCGGTGTAAATATTAAACCATCGGTTTCATATTCAAACATCCCATCTTTTTCTTTATCTATTATTATTTTACATTGTTTGAAAATAGAACCATTTAAATTACTATAAAACTCTTTGCTTTCAATATTCAAAGCCTTCGAACCCTTTGTAATTGGTTTAAAATCCATTTTAGATATAGCTTTTCTCATCTCAATATATCTGAAAATATTATCCGAAATTTTTGCATCGTATTTCATATTTTCCATTTCAATGAAAGGGTATACACGAACATCTTCATCACCAACCCAATAAATATCAAAACAAAGATATTTATTTATATAATCGCCATTTTTTCCATACATTACATGTTCACCATCAATTATAGTATTCACATACTCTTTATTGTTACAAATAAGCCCAGTGAATTCGATTTCTAAATTAATATTTATCAAATATATTTTTTTATTTGGAGCCACATAAAGTAATTTTCTTATTCCATCTGCTTTTTCAGTAACGGTGTATGGTAAATTAATATTTTCTTTCGTTGAATTATTGCTATTCAAGGGAACAATATTATTCATTTCCAAACTGATGGAAGAAGGGCCTATAAAATATCTTCTTGATTTTCTTCGTTTTAAATTATTTTCAGTATCTTCTTTCAATTCGTTATATTTATTCGAAGTTAATTTTAAATAATTTTTTAAGATGCTATTTAATTCGGCATATGAAACTGGGAAATTGGAATATTGAAGACCACTTATCACATGTTGAATTCCTTTTTTTAATAGTACTTCTAAATCAATCGACGAAAATTTAAATGCATCGGCATTTATTAATTCCAATTCAATTTCATAATGTTCAATATTATTGAATAAATTCGATTCATCAACCGTGTAAGTTGGTACCAACCACGAGGACCCTTTTGCATTCCTCGATGTTTTAATGATACTACAATCTATTTGAAATGGGAAATCTGGGTGTTTTAAGGTGGTTCTTTTTATTAATCGGAAAGTTTTTTTCGAATCAAGCCAACCATTGAGAATATTACTTAATAATCCTTGGTTTCTTTTTAACATTTTTTCCTCTTTATAATTTAAACGAAATTCAAAATTATCATAATCAATTGGGTAAAATTTGTCTGTTCTACTTCTATTTACCGATTTATGAAATTTTTGCATAAATGTAATATATTCTGGTATAACATCCATGTCAAATGTATTTGTTTTGCAATATTTTTGAATATTATATAACCCTTTTATGGTTGTTCTTATATTTGATATTTTTTTTTTGCCCGAGGGTACATCGAAAAATTCTGTTTGGATATTTAAATGATATTCATTTTTTGTAACAACTTCGAATCCGGTATTTCTTAATTTTTCTATTGTTTTATCAAATTTAATTTTTGTCAATGGATTGTACCGTTTTGTAGCAAAACGCACTTCTAATTCATCTCTTTTATTCTTATTTTCTAAATATGCATCCAAATAATCTGATAGTGTTTTTTTATCAGAAAGATTACTCATTCTATATATAATTCTATATATAATTTAATATTTATTTTTAAATTATATCAATTTAATTATATTATTTTTTGTACAATTTTTTCATATAATTCTTTTTTCGAAAAATTTTTATTAGAATTTTTCATAATATTAATATTTAATTTTTTACAAATTTCTTTTATTTCACCAACTTTATAAGAGGACACACCTCTTATTGGTTTTTTTAAATTTTCAACAATTAATCTGTTTTCCCCCAATATTTTGAAATATTCATCAGTGAGTGCTTTATCTTCATTGACATATATATTATCTTTCGTATTATGATTTAAAATAAACATTTTATCATTACCTTCCTTTTTCCATTGATAAATTATATTTTCGGTATAGTATAAAAAGTTTATATTTTTTACAATTAATAGTGTAAAAAAGGTAGTAATATTCATTCTTTTACTGTATAATAAATCTGCTTCAACATCCGATGTTTTTAATTTAAAATGTTTCAATTCTTGTTTATGTTCTTTCACTTGTTTAATTAATTTGGTTTTTTCTTTCATTTCAAATGAATATGTGTTTTTCCCAAGCATTGTGTAATCTCCATTTTCAAAAATATAAAGCATCCAAAATAATTTATCTTTTTCTTTTATAAACATTTTTTTTTTAATTGGTACTTTTTTTACAAATGGTACAGTTTCCTCTGTAGTTTGACAAAAATCTTTATAATTTTTAAAAAGGCTACCTTTTAAAATAGCCGAAATATTATTTTTATTTAAACAATAGTCAGTTTTTTCAAAAATACTGGACATTACTTATAATAATAATAATATTTTTTTTAATATTATTATCATAATGATATTTTTATAATGATGTTTTTTTATAATGATTTTTTTATAATGATGTTTTTTTTATAATGATTTTTTTTTATAATGATTTTTTTTTTTTAACTAGTAAAAACAACATTTTCTGAATCATTGACGTCTGTAAAAAAATCCTTTTTAAATTCCTGTTTTATATTTTCGACATCAGAAAATGTTTTTTCTTGTTTTTTTATATATTCTAAATATTTATAAATTTCCGAAATACATTCTTTTGACAATTTATTCATATTGATAAATATTCCATTTTTATTTTCACTATATGTCATGTTATATTTTTTTATTAAAATAAAAATTTCCGAATGATATAAAGGATTAATATTATCAATAATATTTCTTAAATTTTTTAATTCTTCGATAGAACTCATTATTACTTAAAATATATATTAATTATTTTAAGTAAAAAAAATTTAATTATCATAGTTCCATAGTTTTTATTCATAGTTTTATTCATAGTTTTATTCATAATTTTATCATAGTTTTATTCATAATTTTATCATAGTTTTATTAGTTTTATTAGTTTTGTTAGTTTTGTTAGTTTTGTTTCTTTTTTTTTGAATTTTCAACAATTCGGCAATAATATAAATAAAGTTATCATTTAATTCATATCGAATTCCTATAACTTTTACAATAATTATATCATTTTCTTTAATTTTCGTGAATGTTGTATTATTATAATAATGGTCCCTCGCAATAAAAACCATAATTGGCGATTCAATATTATTATGATACGACGCTCTCACACCAGCTTTGGTAACATTATCAACTTTGCATTTTATTTTCATGTCCTCGACCGGTTTACAAATCAGGCATTCAAATGAAACTGAAAAGACTACATTGTCCAATTCAAGTAGCCCCGAAGAATAATTAATAATTACAATACTATTATTTTTTATATATCCTTCTTTTAAACATTTTCCTTCGTATTTTGATGATAATGTGTCTTTTAAAATAGAATTTAAATTTGTACCTATGTTTGATATTGGTATCATGACATCTTTTTGGAGAATATTTTTAAAGTAAATAGTTTGTTTCGAATACGCCATTGGATATATATTTTATATAATATATTTTTAAATAATTGTTTTTTCAATTTATTATTTTTTTTGAAACGTCTGTTATTTTGGGTAATTCTTTAATACCATATAATATTTCGAAAATTGAAAAGAAAAACCATTTTTTATCTTTCAAATTTATAAAATTATAATATTGCAACAATAATTCAATTTCAATGCATATTTGCGAAGGTTTCAAATTTATACTACCTTTATTATATAAGGGATGTTGTTTCAATATTTCATCACTTAAACCGTAAATACCAGTTATTTTCTTTTTATCTAAAGTCATCTTCGAAACACCATGTTCACTATGAAAAAGATTCAGTGTTTTTATTAATTCAGGTTTGTTGCCCCTACATACATGACCTGTATTATTTTTCATTTTATTAGCCAAATCTTTAATTTTAAATACATATGATTTGTTAAATTTCCCAATAAATCCAAAATTGTTATTTATATCGTCAATTGAAATTTTGAATTTATCTCCCAATATTTTAAATATTGATGTATTAACCTTTGTTGTTTCAACTTCACCATTGTTTATAGAAATTATTGAAAAATAATATTTATCAATATTTTCGTTTTTTATAATATAATATTGTTTGTCTTTAATAAAAAAAGAAAATTGTTCAAAATATTTTTGTATGTGTTTGAATAAAGTAATATTTAAACGTTCTTCGGTTGGTGTTTCATTTTTCAAAATTTTCAAAATTTCTATTTTTTCATTGTATAAGAAAACATCCATGATATGAAATACGCAAAATTGTACTAATAATTCTTTATCTATATTATTGTAATTAACCAAACTAAAAATGGCTAGTGATGCGTTGTATTCCCAACTAAATCGTGGTTCATTGTTTTTTTTACTGGGTTCTTTGGTTATATGAAAAAAACTTCTATTCAACCTTTCCATAAGTGCTGATTTATTGATATGTATTTTTCTTCGATTAATTGAATTATTCAAACGAAATGTTAATTTTGTTGGTTTAAATTGTATAGGGTTTCTTAATTTATAATTTGTTAATTTTGCTTCTTCATTTAATTCTATGGGTTGGAATAAATAAATATTATTAATATTTTTCAAAAAACCAAGTCGACCAACCATATCAATAAGGTTTTCATTTTTATTATCAATCAAATATTGTAATGCTGCATTAATTTGCTCCAGTGGATACTTTTTCGAATAATTTATAAATTTAATTAATTCCTCTTTCGTATAAAGATATCTTTGTGTAAATAGTTCCTTAATTTTTTTTATAATTATTTCACTATTTACTACTAAAAATCTACTGTTATACGTGGTGGTATTAATTACATCATCATCATTTATTTCAACATTACAAGAATATTGACACTCCATGAAATCGCACATAACGCTGTTTTCTCTATCTCCAAGTTTATATTCTATTTCTTCATTTGTTGATATTTTTTGTAAAACGGTCTTATTTACTAGAGATTGGTACATTTGTGTTTGTGGATTATTTAATAAACAATCTATAGCATTTTCTTTTAATAATCTGGCAACTTTTCCTATTTTTATTCCCTTTTTCTCGGCTAACCGATACATGTACAAATCAACAGCTTCATATATATTATCTTTTAATTCAGTACCATATAGAAATATTTGTGCATTTCTCTCTTTATATGGTAAGTCGCAATGACTTGCATTTCTAATTGCCCTACCAATTGTTTGCGATGTTCTCATGAAATTATACCACGGTTCCAAAATATGAACTTGTCTTATATTTTTAAAATCCAAACCCTCGCTACCCGCTTTCGATATTATTATTACTTTTACGATTTCACCATTAATATTTTGAGAATCGGTACAAACCTTCAAATCTTCTTTATTTCTAGGAGATAGATTCTGGTCGCCTGTAATCATAACGTATTTTGCAGGGTAAAACTTGTCACCTTCCACTCTAGGTCTTAAAGTAATAGCATCAATATCATCAACTGGTTTTGTTTTAAATAAAGACAACCTTTTATCATACCTGGTAATACCCATTTCTTCAAGTGCTAAAGCAACGGGGACGCATCCACCATCGATAAACTGTGAATAAATTAATACAATTCCTTTTGAATTTTGTATAGTAGAAATTATTTTACCGATTTTACCACTATATTTGTTAATTTCACTTGGTGAGAAAATTCTGCCATATTTTTTGAGAATCTCTGGTTTATATTTATAATTTTTCTTTTTCTTTGAATCTATTATCCTTCCCAATCCTTCTTTGCCATATAATTCATTATATTTTACATTGTTTTTTTCACCATAAATAAAGTCAGGATGTGGGTATGCAAAGTTTAATATTTGTAGGGGGGCGTCTATAATTGTGTATTGCAAACCACCACGTCCCTCTTCCAATATTTTGTGTTTTTTTTTTAATTTCCCAATTGTGTAATTGTACATTTCGTTTTGTTCATAACCAATTGGTGTAATCAAAATATCTAAAAAATTTATTGGCTCTGTGATATCTTTTTCATTCATTTGTTTTGACGGATAAGACCATTGCGGTGTTTCCAATAAAGATTTAATTGAAAAAGCATCATTATATTCATAGGGATATATGGCATTTGGAAATGTGAAAGGATTTTCACCTCTGACATAAGAAACATAACCCCGCATTTTTCTTATTAATATTTCTTTCCCAATTTCTTGATTATCGTTGCCAACTAATAATTCACCTTCTTTATCAAAAACATCGGATACGCTGATTGGTACTCGATTATCATTAATATTCATTAAATTTAATAACCAAACAATTTCTTCAGGTGCATTATACATTGGCGTGGCAGTTAAAAGAATTAATTTAAGGTTGTCTGTATATTTTACAAGTTCTAAAAAATTATTTGATGATTTTTTTATTTTGCTTGTATTTCTAATATTCTGAACCTCGTCAATTACAATCATTCGATTTGAAAATTCGTTTTGTATTAATTTTTTTTTCCTTTTGATTTGTTCTGCATCATCATCATCGCTAATTCTATATTTATTAATCAATCTATTTATAAAATTAGAAAATTCAGTATAACCCATAAATATATACCAATTTTTAATAATTTTTTTTATTTGAAAAATTAATTTTTCTCTAGAAATTTTAGAATTAATTGGATTAATTTCTTTTATAAAAATATTACCAGTACATGATTTTATATTCCATAACCCAGCCACTTTTTTTAATTTTCGTTCATCAAATAACTGCATTTTATAATTTTCCTGAACAACTGGACTAGCAACTATTATTATTTTCTTTTTTATATTCATTTGTTTTAAATATTGCCTCATTTCTTCTGTTACTGAAATACTAGAGCAAGTTTTACCAGTACCTAGTCCATGGAACAAAAGAATACTATTGTAAGGTGTATTGAAAGATAAATAATTTCGTATGAACATTTGGTGGGGTAATAATTGGAATTCAGTTGGGTTGCATAATTCAAGGACTTTTTGTTCTATATTTTCAAAATCTTCTTGTTTAATTTCATCATATTTTGTTTCATTAAATTCCTTTTTTAAATAAATTTTTTTACTGAAATCTTCATCGTCCAGATGTGGATACAATTCTGGTATTTCATTTTCTTTCAATCTTTCTTTGTTTGTTTTTTCAATACACGTTTTGTACTTATTATATCCAGTACTATCTACATTCATATCTTTTGCATTTTCAATGATTTTTTCACAGTTTTCATCATTTTTATATTCATTTGCTTTAAATTCCGGGCGATTTACTTCGGTAATCTTTAATACAACTTTCTTTTCACCTTTTTCTCCTTTTGTTTCGCCTTTTGTTTCATTTTGTGTTTCATTTTGTGTTTCGTTTTGTGTTTCGTTTTGTGTTTCGTTTTGTGTTTCGTTTTGTGTTCTTTTTTTTGATTTATTCCTTTCTTCGATATGTTTTTTTCTTTCTAATTTTTTTATTATGGGATTTAGATGCTTTTCTTTGAAATTAAGAAAAGCTTCTTCATTATTATACCATTTATCTGGGTTGTATAAAAATTTTTTTACCCGGTCTTCTTTTTTTATTATTGCGATACGTAATAATTTATTATTAACTAATGATTTATATTTATTGATAATGGATATACGTGGTGTATAATATTCAGATTTATCCATATCTTTTAATTTTAATTTTGATATTATAATGAATTCATTTAAACTGACACCATCTATAAGTTTTTGAATTACTTCATCTTCGTTAAAAATAATATCATTTTGTTTGGTTTCTTTTGATTGTTTGGTTTCTTTTGATTGTTTGGTTTCTTTTGATTGTTTGGTTTCTTTTGATTGTTTGGTTTCTTTTGATTGTTTGGTTTCTTTTGATTGTTTGGTTTCTTTTGATTGTTTGGTTTCTTGCGAATTAATTTCCGCGTGTAAATCTTCTACATTTTTTGTTTGTTTTATTGATTCATCGTAACTATTTATTTCTAAAAATATACCAGCAGGATTTAAAATTTCTTCTGTTTCTTCTTTTGTTTCTTTTTCTGTTTCTTCTTTTGTTTCTTTTTTTGTTTCTACTTTTGTTTCTACTTTTGTTTCTACTTTTGTTTCTTCCTTTGTTTCTTTTTTTGTTTCTTCCTTTGTTTCTTTCAATGTATCTACCTTTTCTTCATTGGTGTCTTTTGTTTTCGCTATTTCCGCAAATACTATGTCGTCGTGTATTTGGTCATCAGGGACAACGACACCTTCTACAGCAGAATTGTGGTTAATTGGTGCATCTTGCTCTATGATTTCGCCTTCCACAACACTTTCTAAATTTGTTAGCATTGGTACACTTTTTTCTTCCCTTCCTAAATTTTTTTTTAAACTTAATGGTCTACGTTGTCTTTTAAAATTCATAATTAAAATACCCTGATTAAATTCATCAATAAATATTTTTATATTTTTATAAGACCATAATTTCGGTGCTTTTAATGAAATATATCTTTTGGATTTAATTTTATAAAATCTTAACCTTGACCCCATTTGAGATAAAGATATCACATAATTTTTAGGATTTCTTATTAATGTTTCGTTGGTTGACAACCAAGGTAATCCTTTTGGTAGTCGATTTTTTATAAATGTATTTTTTTTACCTATAATCGGTAACCATTCTTTTATATTTGGTTCACTAGAATCCCCGTAATATAGAAATTGCAATAAAGATTTTGTTTTTGGATATTTATTACCAAATAATATTTTTTTCAAATCATTTAAATCATATAATATTGCTTCATCCACATTTTTATTTATATTAACAGGTATGTCTATTTTATTAGAATCGTTTATTGGTAAATTATAATCAGACTGACTTTGTTTAAAAAATTTATTATTATATTCGATAATACCATTATCGTGTAAAATAAGATAAATTTTTTCATTAGACTTCTTCTTCTTTTTAAAATATAATTTATCAGAAGAAGGTTCGAAAATCCCTTTCTGTATAAAAATAAAAAAATCAATATCATTTTTTAAACCGCCCGTTTGCATAATATACTAAATAGGTATATTTATTTAAAGTTATATAATTTATACTCATTTAATGTTTCGTGTACGTTTTTAATAATTTTAATTTTTTCTAAACTGTATGGTCTTATTGTTTTAAGCAATTCATCATAATTACACCATTTTATTTTACTTACTTCACTTTTTTGAAAATTATTATTATCAATATTGTTATTTTTTACATATGCTAAATAATATTTATGTTTATATGATTTGAAATTTGAACCCGTGAATATTTCTTCATACGGTAATATATTTTGAATAACTTCAAAACTACGGTCATCATGCCCTGTTTCTTCCATATATTCCCTAATAGCACATTTAATGTCATTTTCACAATTATCTCGTCTACCTTTTGGGAAACCCCATTCTGGATCTTCCCAAGAGGTCTTTGAATTTTCTATTAATTGTTTTAGTGAATATTCAGTAAATCCATTTTTTAATTTATTAAATTTTTCTCTTGATATTTTCTCTTCACCTCTATATTGGTTTCCAACAAAATTACCCCATAAATAATACCATAAGTCATTGAAATTTTTATTTAATAACATTTCTTTTTCCTTGTTTGTCATTTCATCAATTAGATTTGATATATGATTAGTATTATTCAAATTGTATTTCCCTCGAATAAAATCGACAAAGCCCAAACTATCTTTACGACAAATTACTAAATAGTTCAATTCTTCTTGAAAATAAGTAAAAGATATAATACCAGAGCTGATTATAGGTTTTTTACAGTTTTGAAACATATGTCCATTTTTTCCACAATTATTACAAAAATTATACGATTTCATTTCTATATGTTTAATGCGGCATCTTTTAATATTTTTATCTATATAATGAAATTAAAGCATGAAGTATGGCTACCTAAATTGAGATTCACTTTACAAACAATTGCTCTTAACTATCCTGACAATCCTAACGAAGTTACCGTAAGAAAATATTACAGTTTGATACAAAATTTACCTGTGTTTTTCCCAGATAAACCAATCGGTTCATTTATGGAAAAACTATTAGACGAGTTCCCAGTAACACCTTATTTAAGTTCCAAAACATCATTTATGAAGTGGATTCACTTTTTATTTAATAAAATAAATAAAAAATTAGAATTAAAAACAGAAACATTTTATGAAAGTTTAGAAGAATATTATAAACATTATAAACCCAAAGCAATTATAAATAAAGAATCAATTAAAGGAAAGAAAAAAATTGTTTATGGTGGAATAATGTCTGTTTTGGTAACATTTTCTATTTATTATTATAATCAATAATTTGATAACCTAGGTGTTTATCATAAATCTTCTTCTTCAACATTGTATAAACAATATCGTATATATATGTTGTATTTGTATTTATTTCTTCTAATAAACCAGTGATATTTGTCCCTGGATGCCAATTACTTCTACATAGTAAAGTGTCGCAACATAAACATTTTCTTTTTTTTGAATCTTGCATTTCTTTTTTATAATAATATTTTGAAATGCTTCCCAATAAACTCTGATAATCTTTTTGTTCACCCGTTAATATTTCGCATGTTGGTGGTCTAAAAGGATATTCTTTGTTAAATTCTAATTGAAATGATATTGTATATTTATATTTAAATAAAATATTAAATGTAATTTTATTTGCATTATTTATAACGAATTCAACGCAAATAGGGTCAATGTTTACAAATGATGAACCCTTTTCGTTTTTACTATTATTATCTATGCATTTTTGAATAGAAATTATTTCACGCTGAATCCTTTTATTGGACAATTTTGCGTTTTTTAACAAATAAAAATTCGGTATTTTATCTCTATAATATAATTCATCCGATTCCCAAGACATATAAATTAATTAATTAATTTATATTTATATATAAATATGTCAAATTGTTGAACTGTCCAAGCCACATAAACCACTATAGCATTACAATGACCAATTAACCACATAATGAACAACCTTATTAA